CAACTTCTCCTGTTTCAGGGTCAACAACTTCTTCACATTCAAAACCCATAAGTTTTGCGTGTTCAAAACTCCATTTTTGTTCTGTAATAATGAACACAGGTAAAATACCTTTCTTTTGTGCATCAACCGCTGCTTTAACCAAAGCTGTTGTTTTTCCTGTGTCTGAGTGACCCAAGAACATATTTAAGTGTCCAATTGCCGGACCTGGAAGTCCAACCGCATCCAAGAAATCAGGACCTAAGTCAAAAAATCTTTGTGGTTTGTATTTTGCTGAGGTAGAGAATTTTTTCTTTACCGAACTGAAATCATTTTTTTTAATAGCCATATATGATATAAATTAATCATGTATGGTACCATACAAGATACCATACATGATGTATTTTAGTTTATTAGAATGGTAATTCCTCGTCAGGTGACATACCTGCTTGTGGGTCTACAGGTGTTCCACCAAATACTTCGGTAGCATCATCACCGTAAACATATTTTTTAGTTTCTGAATCCCAACGTGGAACTTCACCACGAGCAATAGCTTCTAAGTATTCAACAGGTTTCTTAGAATAAACGTCAGCCCATGTTGTTGGGTCGTTTTTCCAAGTTTCCATTTGTTCATCATCTTCTGACAACTTACTTGGGTCATCGTACATAACTGTTTGGATTGAGGTGTATTCTTTTCCTTTTGGTGTTTTTGATTTAACCAATTGGATAATCAAATCACGTCCTTCATTTGGGTCAGTCAAATTACCTTTAGCTCTCCAAATTGGAATGATTTTGTCCAAGATACCATCTTGCTTGTAGTTGTGTTTAAATCTCCAAAATTTAACACCATCTTCTTCATGGTCACGGTCAATAACCTTAACAATGTAAAATTTACGAGCTTTGTACTGTGCCGCCAAATCTTTGTCAGTTTGTTTGCCAGTTTTCATAAGTTCTTCGTAAACCTCTGTTAAAGGTGAACGTCCGCCTTCATTTTTGTCGGGGTCGTAAAGTTTGTTGTAAGTACCGTTTACTTGGATTTCGTGGAACCATACTTCCTTGAAAGGAGATGAGCCATCGGTAGTTGGTAGGATTCGGATTCTTCTTTGTCCTGAGTTTTCACCTTTAGGAAGAATAGCTGCGAAATAACGCTTCATTCTGTCTTCTTGTGACATCATTGGTTGGTCACCAAATGGTTTTGTGTTTTGTTCGTACTGCGCCAGAACGGCATCGAATGTTTTGTCTGTCATCATAATTGTATTTTTTATCTTTTAATGTAAGATAAATATAACACAATTTTTTCAGAAATCAAATTAGTTTTGTAAACCTTGGTCAAAAGATTTTCTAACACTCATCTTGTCGTAGTTTTCTACATCATCAGGTGTTAAAATATATTGCTCCTTACCTTGTTGTTTCATTTGTGGTTCTTTTTCAGTAAAGAAATCTGATAACTTTTGACTATAAGGACCAGAATCTAAAGACCTTAATTCCATTTTTTCTTCAGCACTTTTTGGTCTGTATTGTTCAACTTTGTCTTCAATTGAATTAATCTTTTCAAAGATTGAATCCATCTGAGCTAATTTACTTTCTAAATCATTTAATTTAGACATCATTGAATTCATGTATTCTTCCTGCTTTGACTGCATGTCTTTTTGTGAAGTAACTAATTCTGTGATATCCAACTCTTCGGTACCACTACTACTATCATTCTTACCTCCTTCAGAATCACCTGTTTCAATTTCTTCAACATCAGGGTCATTATTAATATCAATAGGTGCACCTGTTTCAGGAGCCGCTTCTCCTTCAGGTGGAGTCGCACCACCTAATGTAGTATCATCAGGTGCTGGTGGTGGGGGTTCTGCAGCAGTTGGGTCTTCATCTGCCGGCGGAGGTAACGCAGCGTCTTGCTCAACAATATAACTGTTGATTTGATTGTATCTATTTAATTCCTCTAATATTGTTTTTGAAACTTTGTTTTCCATGATTAACCGTTTAATAATGTTTTAACACCTTGTGGTGTTTCTACTCTTAATGTTTTATTTAATTTCATTGTGTTATCCACTCTTTCAATTAAACCGTCTTTTAATCTTACAGTATAACAGTCACCAGTTTGTAAGTCACAAACTTCTTTATATCCGTTACCCAAATCTTTTTCGGCGATTACAGTATCTTTCTGTAAGTAGTTGTCCAATAAATTTTTTAAATTGCTCATATTGTTTTTTCTTAATAAATATAACGATTATTTAATTTAGTACAAACCTAATGTTTTTGCTTGTTGATATGCCCATTTAACATTTCCCAACCAAGTTTTATAATTTGAATTATCAATGTATTTTTTTGTTGATGAACCTGAAGTATACCAAGTCATATAAAATAATTCAATAATTTTATTTATTGTTTCTTCTTTAGATAATCCAGCGGTAAAATATGTACTCATCTTTTCTGAGTAATAATCCTTAACAAAATTAATATTATCTTGGATGTTGTCAAATGTTGCAAATGGTCTTGTAAAATTCTCGCCAGTTTTTAAACATCTATACTTTGTTATTTTTGATTTTAAACCACCTGGAAATGCAACATCAACTATTACACCATATAAATTATTTTGTTTATATTGTAATCTGCTAGTTATTTCAGTTTTATTACCCATCATATATAACATACAGAACATATAGGTTCTTAGGTTTGTATCGGTAGTTGAACCACTAATTAATGTTGCAAGGTTATTAACGGTAATTGAACTTGTTATTAAATTAGTATTTTGAATTACCCCATAAATTGGATTAATTTTTTCGATACAATCTTGTGTTGATAAATCGGTAGTTTGAACAATAAACCCTTGATACGGTGTTTTTGCCGATAGGACATAATCTTTCGCTTGGTCACCAGTCAAATATTGTTTTGAATTACTATCAAATGGTACCAATGTATTATTACTAACAAACTGTTTTACTTTGTCTGATAATTTTTTAGAAAAATCTTCATTGACGCTAGCAAGGTCGTCAGATACTTTTGTATTAATATTTGCAGAAACTCTTTGTCCATTAAATTCAGTATTAAAACTACCTGAACTTATTGTGTGTTTAACATTTCTAATAATGTAAGTTCCGTTAAACATTGGCATGTGTCTTAACACAAAATACATTGTTGGTTGAATCATCACATTACCTAATGTTTTAACAGTACTACTATAAGAACGGTTTTTGTAAAAATCATACAACGATGTTGTTTGTTGCATTGTTTTCTTTCCTGAGCCTTGGTTACCCATATCAATTGTTGTTTGGATTTGTTCTGAGGATGTCACACCTTGTTCTTGGTTGATGTCAACAGATTTAAATATACTTTGATTTATTGTACCAAAGTCAACAACAAAACCTACCGCTTTATTACTGTTATGTTGATTAACAGGACCTTTTTCAACTATAGGATTGTTTGTTGGATTACCTAAATCAAATGAGTCACTCTTAAATGGGTAGTTAGGGTCGTTATCTAATGATAGTGTTTGTGAAGGTCTATCAATGTATTGACATAGGAATTTTGGTGCGGAGTCAATACAATCAACATATGTAAATGTACTAAACACATCATTAGCGTTATTAAGTATTGACACATTTCTATCTGTTGTTCTTAACGATGATTTACCGTAAAAATTAATGTATGCTGGCATTACAAAAAAGTTCATTCGGTTGTCGGCAACAATTTGTCTTACTAACGACATTACTGAATTTGATGAGTTGTCCCAAGTACAAAATTTTCTAATTGTATCGGTGTTAATAATTAACTCGTCACCAATATCACGATTTGCTCTATCAAAAAATAAAAATTCATCAAATAAAAGTCGGCTTTTGGTATCTCTACCTGAAACCCATTTATCATTTACGGCTTTAAATAATTCCCATTGTTCAAGTTTTATAATATCACCATCTAATTTTGAATTTACATCTTGTGTTTGTTCTTGTTTTTGTCCTAACAATGCTGACGGTAACTTACCTCTAAACTCTTGTTCAACACTATTACGTTTGGTTTCCGCCTTATTTAAAATATTTGTGATATCAGTAGCAAACGTTGTAGGGTTATATGTAGAATTTAATTTCTTTTGGGTTGCATAAATTCTAATTAAAGGGTATAATAATTT